TTTTTGTACTCACCTGTAGCTAATATACCTATAGTATCATCAGCTTCTAAGTTTTTTAGAACTTTATGAGGATATGTTTTAATTACCCAATCTCTAAGTGCTTTATAACAAACAGGTTTTCTAATATTTTTTCTATGTGATTTGTAGTCACTATCTATTTGTTTTCTAAAATTAATACTATCACTCCACACATTTACAAAACTACCTGAGTTGGTAAGTTTCATATAAAAGTGAATTGATTGTGCAAATAATTGTTTAGCAACTCCAAAGTCACAGTGTAATGTCCACTGGTCGTGACCCCAGTCTATAGGTTCTTCTAGAGAAGAAGTAACCTTGTAAGCTAATAAATCTGCATCTATTAACATTGTCTTCTTATTGTCTTTAAGAAAACTATTTAAAGTTTTCATAGTTTTATCTCCTTTAGTTTTAGTATGTTTGATTTTGGTATTACTGTTGAGTTACCACCCTCATTAACTGTGCCATCTTCGTTAAAATTAATATCACTAACAAAAACAAATTTGTCTTTAGACGAATGAATTAACCAACCCATTGTTATACAAACTGCTGTCTTTGATTTTTTTATGTGTGATAATGGCGACCACGAACTATCTGAAATTATATCAGACCACCAACACATGTAGAATTTATATGGAAAATCATATTCATCTATTACTGGTAATTTGATTTTAGTTTTTAGTAATTTTTTCATGTTATACATCTAGGTTAAGTAGTTCGCATTTTGGTATGATGTGTCCTTTAGAAGTCCACCTATCCCCACCTGCTTTAATGGGAAACTTTTTCATAATCTTTTTGAGAATTTTTGTAGGTATCAAAACCCACACATCTTTTTTTCTATCTTCAACAACAAAACATATTGCATAGTAGTGTGAGGTAGTGACCATAATACCTGATGGTTTTCCTCTACTCTCTATCTCTAAAAATAAATTACCTGTCTTTACAGTTAATCTATCTGCCTTACATTCTATCTTGCCTTCTATTGCTACTTGAAGTTCGTTTTCTTTACTCTGACCAAACTTTAGGTCAAGGTCAAACCTGTTAGTGTGTTTCACTCCAGTTCTGTCCAACCTTCATTTCACCATCTAATTCTGTTTTAAAATTAAAGTGTTCTTGGGTTTTTTTGAACATACCTTTAGCTACCTCTTTGAATTTTTCTAGTTTATCTTTTTGAACAATAAACTGCATTTCATCATGCACATGTAATACCATTGCATAATCTTTACCCCACACAAATCCATGTCTATGTAGTTCTTCATTAATAATAATAGTACCTTGCTTTACAAGTAATGCCCCACAACTTTGAATAAGTGTATTTAAAACACTATGCTCTGCTCTTGGTAATAATTTTCTACCATCAATACCTTTTACATGACCTACTAATTTAAACTTATGTTTAGCAGAAGTAGTTAAAGTTTTTAATGCAGGTAGTGATGCTTCAAATTTATGTCTTACTCTTTTGGCTTCGTCATTATTGACTTCAAGGATTTCACCGAGTTTTTCATTTCCTGCCCCATAAATGAAAGCATATATGAAAGTTTTAGCTTTAGAACGTGTGGGTAATCCTGTGGCTTTTTGATTGATGGTATGTATATCATCTTCCAAAAGTTTTCTTGAAAAATCACCATTGTCATATACGTTGAGATAATGACCCAACACACGCAACTCCAAACCAGAAAAGTCAATACCACACATAACCATACTGGAAGGAGAAGTAAATAAGGCACGAAATTCTTTACCAAATGGCGAACCACTGCTAACGCATTGTGCAAGATTTGGGTGATGATGCGTACACCTGCCTGATAACGCCCCATTTGTGATAACTTTTCCATAAATTTTCCCTCTTTTGTTTAATTTTAAATATGCTTGTTCACCATCAGCTAACTGTCCTAATCTTTTTGTTATCATAAGATATTCTGCTAATAGTTTTGCTTCAGGATATGGAAGTGCTTTTAATATTTTTTCGTTCACTTCTGGTTTTCCTGTTGCTGTAAATGATTTAGGTGACCACCCTAATACTTTTTGTAATCTATCTGCTATATGGTCTCTACTATTTGGATTAAATATTTCAGTTTTGAATTGTTCAACAGGTACACCTGCTTTTATTCCTCTTTTAATATTATCTCTTTTATAAGTTTTGAACCCTGTAGACTTCTTCCATTCAGAAAAGACTAGAGATAGCTTGTCGCTAATTTCTAATCTTTTCTTTGTAAGGATTGAATGAAGGGTCTCAGCAGACCTCTCATCAAAATCAACACCATGTTCTTCTTGCTTTTGTATCCAAAAGGCAAACTTGTGTTCTAGTGTTATTGCTTCTTCTGAGTAATTAGTTCTTAATATTTTTTGAAATAATAAATGTGTGACTTCCACATCTCTCTGACAATACTCCAACATGTCTTGATTATACTCATCAAATGTAGAGTGTTCTTGATAATCACCTTTTCTTAAACCTAATCTATAACCCCAACTTTCTAACGAATGTTTTCCATATAGTTTAGGTGGCATTTGTTTAAATTGGTAATCAAGTTCAAGTCTATTAGTCCATATAAGTCTTGAACAAAGTAATGTATCAAATGCTTTACCTTTAAATTCATAGTTTAATACCTGCTTTAATGCTCTTATATCAAAGCCAGTTATATTATGTCCTATAAGAACTTCAGCTTTGTTTAACAACTCTAGTGCATCATTAATAGTATTAGGATTATATGAATAGACTTCATTAGTCTCTATATCCTTGCAAACTATACAATGAATTACTAAATTATCTCTATCTAGAAAACCATTGGTTTCTAGGTCTAATATAAGTTTCATGTTATTGTACTAAGTGAACTGTTATTTTATCTATACTCGGTAAAACAGGCTTAACTGAATTAAGTGCTTGTTTAATTGTTTTCCTAGCTTGTAAATCACCACAAACTATTACTGGAAAAATATTTTCATGTTTGATTGCTTGGTAAATAGCAGTCATTATTGTTTTAAATGTTTCAAATGCTATTCGTTGTTGCTTACCTGATAATTTTAAATACTCAGGTTTATTAACTAAATAATTTAATATAAATTTAGTTAGCATTGCTTCATTCATCAAATGTGCTTTCAGATAAACGACCAGTATCTTTATTATAAATAAGACTTGTCGCTACACCTGTCTCTCCACTAAATCTATTTTTTAATACTCTTACTATCATTATGTTGCTTTCAGTTTCAGATTGTTGGTCTCTTTCAAAACCTATTACTGCATCTGATAATTGTGCAAGTGAATGTGAACCTCTTAAATGTGATAAAGATGTTTGAACACCTTCTTCATGTCCTAGATTACCTGAAGGTCTTTTTAAATGTGATACAACAAACATTGCACACTTAACTTCTTCAACAAGTTTTCTTAACTCTGTCATTGTATTATCTATTAGTCTTCTCTCATCTCCATCATGTAATCCTGAGATAACTATAGAGATGTGGTCTAAGATAATAACTTTGCAGTCTAATGATTGAACCATGTATCTTATTCTGTTCATTAGGTCTTCACTGTCACTAGAACCAAAGTGGTCATAGAAACAAATGTTGTCTTTTACTTTATCAAATTCTTCTAATAATTTTTCGTCACTAAAATTTTTTCTAATATCAGGATTATGTATTTGTGCATTTAACCCTACACTGACTATTCCTCTGATACTTCTTTTGACACTTTCTTCTAATGCAATGTAGCCAACCTTGTGACCTTTTAAAATACAGTCATAAGCAATCTCTCTACACATTTGAGATTTACCTGTACCTGAACCACCACACAATAAATTTAATTCACCAAATCTAATACCTTGTAGTTTTTCATTTAGTCCATTCCATTGGTAAGGAATACTTTCAACTTCTTCATCATTTAATAATAAGTCTTTAGTATCTGCACCTTGAATAATACCTTGTGGTGTGTAGGCTTTAGCTTCCCACATAGCATCAATAATTTTTGAACCTTGACCTTTTTGTAATAAGTCACTTGCATCTTTTTCTTGTAGTTTTGCAATCTTAACTTTTCTTACAGGTAATATATTTGCACATTCAATAGATGCTTTGTTTCCTGCTTCGTCATTGTCAAACATTAAAGTTATAGTCTCAAATTTTGACAACCACTCTAACTCTCTTTTGATATATTTCTTTGCACTTGCAGAACCAGAAGGTACTGATACCACTGGAAAACGACATGATTGCATCTGTGCGACACTCATTGCGTCTAGTTCACCTTCTGTGATAATGATATTTCTACCACCATCTCTCCACAAGTGCTGACCAAAGAGAGCAATATTTGTGGTATCTCCAATCCATATAAATGATTTGTCAGGAAACCTTAAATGCTGTGCTACTTTGTTATACTCTTTGTCAAAGTAATTAGCGATATGGCAACTCTTACCATTGTATGTACCAGTCTCATATTTAAAGACTTTACAGGTTTCACTATTTAATTTTCGTTTGGGTAATGCTTCTGTTATTCCTTCAATCATATTTGTATTTTGTTTCTTTGTGGCAACTTCAGGAAGTTCGCCATGTGTTTTATTATAATCGTGGCAACCAAAACAGTAGGTATGACCCTGACTTTCATCAGAGTTTAGGTAGATAGCTAGGTTGTCTTGACTGCCACAATTTTCGCAAGGTGCATGTCTGATGAAAGTGCTAGAGTTCTCCTGCATCTTTCATTTCCTGTATGTCGCCATCAGTGACAGTGCTGTCTGCGAAACTGTATCCTTCAATGTCTTCGTTTAATAAATATTCTCTGACATTAAAGTTAGGACATGTTTTTCTCTCATCAAGTTCATAATGTCCTACAATTCTTGCTTTAGGATATTTAATTACTAGTTCTTTTAAAACTGTTTTTAAACTATCCCATTGTTCACCTGTAAAATTATCTTCTGGTTGTTTCCAATCATCTTCCATTGCACCACCAACAACACATACTGAAGTTGATACATGGTTATAATTTTTTACATGTGCTTGTAATTCGTCATCATCTCT